AGGCAAGAGATAGATATTAAAAATTCGAGTGTTGCTCAAAATAATACATATGTTAAATTTTGGAATGGTAGTGAAGTTGTTGTGGTTACTGGTGGGGATTCAAGTAGAGGTAGTTATTTAATTTTTTTGCAACTTTTAAATTGCCTCTTCAAACAGAAATGTTTGATAAAAAATCGAGAAAGAAAGCGGGAAAGCTGAAACGCTAATCCGAGTGGAAGGCTAAACTTAAAAAGTTAGTCACACGCAGAGCATAGATAGTGAAACTGTAAAAAACAGAATATAATCTATCCACGAGTTCTCGACTCTTAACACATAATGGTGAAGATGAAAAGATATGCCGAACTTATGAGAATAAAATCATAAGAAGTAAAGGATAAAAAGCCTTTACGATAACATTTGAATAGAAGTTGCGTTGTAATTTATGAGGAAGCCAGAACTTTGGACGCTAGTATTATGAAAAATGTGCTATCTAAATTTAAACAAAATGGAGATAGACGACCAAGATACAAAGATAATCCTAAATATGCAAGATACAAAAGTCCAGAAACTAAAAAAGACTTATATATATCCTCTGGTTGGATGCAGAATCATCATTTGTATGATATGTGCATGGATGCCTATGATGCGATGATAAACGGCAAACCACAAGCTGTAATGTCATTACATTGGGGTTTCCCTGTTGTTGATGGTTTTATGGACTATGAAAATGATATCCTCGCAGAGAAAGAGTCCAACAGCTACAATCAGATGTGGTGGTCGATAGAAAACGAGGGGATGTTTTGGTCTGAATCAGAAAAAAGTTTTTGTAGTTATCAACAATTATTAGATATTAGAAAAATTAAGAATCCACTTATACCAATTCCACACGAAATGTATTTAGATGATAAAGCATTAAGGGACTGGAAAAAGAAAAATTATATACCAAAACAACAAGGCGAAATTAGAATATTATCAGCAGATATAGCAGTAATGAGTAATGATAACTCAGTATTTTCATTGATTAGATTAATTCCCTCGGGCAATAGATATAAAAAATATTTATCATACATAGAACATATGAATGATACCCATTCTGAAGCTCAAGCAATAAGATTGAAGCAACTATACGAAGATTTTGATGCTGATGTACAGATTTTAGACGGCATGGGTGCAGGGATTTCTGTTCTGGATAGTATGTCGAAGGTACAGTATGATTCAAAACGTGATAAAGAGTATCCAGCTTGGACTATATTCAATAGAGAAGATATGACTAATAGAGCCTTCGAAGTAGATATTGAAAATGCACTACCTATTATTTGGTGCGTAAAGCAGGATGCAAAATTTAATCACACAATGATAACTTTATTAAAAAGCTCAATAGAAACAGGGCGATTGGAATTATTAATAGACAGTAATGAAGCAAGAGATTTAATTGAAGATAGGGGATTAAAACTTACTGAACATCAAATATTAGATATGATTGCACCAAATATTGAAACAGACTTATTAATTAAGGAACTAACTGCACTAGAAATATCAATGCAAAATAATGGAATCTATTTAAAAGTTGATAATCCTAATATGAGAAAAGACCGTTTTTCGAGTGTCGGATTTAGTATGGTATATTCAAATATTTTAGAACAACAACTAAATAAAAAGAAGAAAAAGAAATCTTCATGGTCAAGTTTAATGTTTTACAATTAAATTAAAATGAAAGGAGGGGGTTAATTGTTTAAATATGCAAAAGTAAATGGAAATGTATTAGCAGTAGATTTTGATGCACTTGTAACTACAAACACAAAATATTCACAAACAGAAATAGAAAATGCACTAAAAAATAGAGATTCTAAAAAACTTATAGAAATGAGTAATTATTTCTACTTAACCTCTGGTGAGTATAGAAGATTAATCCACAGTATGGCTAATATACATACTTTTAGATATATATATGCCCCCTTGATAACAACCAAAAAAACAACAAAAATAGAAAAGGCATACGAAGATGTAACAAATTACTTAATGAATTATGATGTAGAAGAATCAAATACATACATAACATTTTCTTGTATTCTTAATGGTGTATTTTACGGATATGAAAGAGTGTTTGATGACATAACAGTATTACAAGAATTACCTTCACAATATTGTCGTTCGCAGTTTGATGAAAATGGATTACACGCAATAGAATTTGATTTTAGATATTTTGATAGTATACGAAATGCTAAAGAAAGATTATTGATGTTTGAACGTTTACCTGAAGAGTTTTTAACATTATACAATCAATATAAAGCAGGAACACCATCTGAAACTTCTCAATATAACTATTGGAGACAATTAGATATTAATTTTACACGTTGTCATTACTTAACACCAGATAAAACCCCATTATTTGCAAATACATTTTCTGAAATAGTTAATTTAGCAGAATATAAACAAATAGACAAAACAAGAAGTAAACTTGAAATATACAAAATTCTTGTACAAAAGATTCCATTAGATAAAAATACTAATGAACCTGTAATAGTAGATGAAGAAGCACAGCGATTACATACGAACGCAAAAAATATGTTGGGTAGTGACCAATTAGTAGATGTTTTAACTACTCCTGCTGAAGTGGTGAGTGTGGATATAGCGTCTAAAGGTGAGAAACAACGTGACATTATGGCTGGTGCAAAAGAAAATATGTTCTCAAGCTTTGGTACAAGTCAACTACTATTTAACAGTGGAACAACATCTATTGGTTTAACAGAGTCAATTAAAAATGATGAAAGTTTAATTACAAGTTTAATTGCTCAATATGAAAAACATTACAATACAAGATTACGTGCTTTGTCTAAAATAAAATTCTTCCTGAAAGATTTAGGGTTGACTATATATAATGAAAAAGAAAAAACAAATATATTTAAAGAATCTGCAACTTTGGGAAGTGCAAAACTTCCTTACTTGGTAGCATCATCAAATTTAAGACAATTCGAAATAATAAGTTTAATAACTTATGAAAATGATAGTGGTTTATTAGATTTGTTAATACCATTACAAACATCATATACTCAAAGTGGTGATAAAGGTAGACCTGAAACTGATAATCCGTCAGAAGAAACAACAAAACAAAGAGACAAAGAAACCCAGAAAACACGGGCTAAAAAGTAGGTGGAAGTATGGAAAATATTATTATATGTAAAGATGAAAAAACAGCACAAGAACTTTTAGTCAAAGGTTGTAAGTTGTTAAAAAAAGAAAATGGAATCTATTCATTAGTCAATTGCTCTAATAAAATAAATTTTGATTCATATAAAGATAGAGTGATTTTTACAAATAGATTAACTTTTTAATAAAGGAAGTGAGAAAGCTGGAAAACCAAATGACATTTAATACAAAATTACTTTATGTAGAAGGATTAAATTCAAATCTTGCCAAAGTAAAAATCAGAGTTATGTATGCTGGTAAAAATAGAAACGGTTCATATTTTACTAAAGAAGTTATTGAAAGTAAAATGTTACCAACTATATACAATACTCCAATCATAGGATATATGAAAAACGATGATTTTACGGATCATGGTGATAGGATAATTATTAGTGGCAATGGCGATATAGAATTTGAAACTATTACTTATGCTTTTGGAATGATACCAGAGTCAACGGAAATCACATGGGAAAATTACGTTGAAGATGATGGTATGAATGAACATGAATATTTATGTGTGACTGGTTACATATGGAAAAGATTCGAAGATGAAGCTAAAAAGATACTTCAGGACGGTTCAAAACATAGCATGGAAATCAATGTTAAGAGTGGCGAATGGTCAAACGAATTAGATGCCTATGAAGTAAAAGATGCTGAATTTGCAGGATTTTGTGCAATAGGCGTTGAACCATGTTTTGAAGGCAGTAAGATAGGTGGAGTTAATTCATTTAATCTTAAAGATATAGCGTTAGATTTTAGTTTATTAAAAGAAGAAATTAATAAACTGTCTAATATAGATTTTAATAATAAAGAAAAGGAGGGACAAAATTTGGATGAAAAATTAGAATTAGTA